GGACACTCTTTAACCAAGAAGCCCATTTTCTCTTCGGAGAAGGTGGGCTTTTTTTGTGGGAGCTATGGCAAAGAAAGAAGAAAAAGCAAAGCCTGAAGTCAAGGATTGGGAAACTTCCCTGATAGACCTGATTGATGAGGAATGGGAAAAGGGGAGCCAATACTGTTCTGATTTGAACGAGTTGTATAACGATGTGTATGCAATGATGCGAGGAGAACGCCCTATCAAGAATTATGATTGGGAGTCCAACGTTGTCATCAATAAGGTGTTTCAGGTTGTCTGGTCCGCAATTTCGTACTTGACCAACAAAATCTTTGGCGCAACTCCGGTGATCGCCGTTAAGTCATTCGATAAGAACGGCGCATGGCAGAGAGAAACGATCCTTGAATTCTGGCACACGCTACAGGTGGCCTCCGACAAGGAACACGTCGATTATTTCCTGATTGTTGTCATGTGGTTGCTCCGTGGGTTGCTGAACGGTACGGGCATTCTCAAGAAAACGTGGCATCAGAAGTTGAAAAGGATTTCACAGGACATAAAAAACAATGTTCCGATTAGTCGGAACGAGAACGGAGAAATTGAGTATGAGGAAGTAACCACCAAACAGACACGCACCGTTCCCCTTGAAGACTGGCCGCATAATGAAGTGGTCAACAATAAGGATATTGTTGTCGATTGGAACCTGAAACCGGGTCAGAGCATAAAACACGGCAGGTTTGTCATACACCGTGTCCCGAATAAAGATATTGATGCTCTTGAAAAGACCGGCCTGTACGAAAACCTTGACAGCTTTACGGGTGCCTCTGAATCGGACATCGACCAGGAACATTCAGCGGCAAAGGTAGATCAGCAGACCCCTCCGCCGAAATCCTCCATTTACACCGAAATTGATGTGTATGAGCGAGTCGGACAACTGCCTGTCACCAAGACCGATGAAGGATGGGAATATGACCCGGACGGCGACATGAAGCACATGGTCGCCACGGTCGGGAAGGGTGGAGATGTCAGCCGTATCATTTATCTCAAGCCGAATCGGTACGAGATGATTAACTACATTGACATGCAGATTTATTTCGATGAAGAGCGGTGGCAGTCGGTTGGTATGGCGGAACCGATCATGGATTTACAGACCGCCCTTAACGACAATATCAATGCCACGTTTGACAGTATATGGCAGAACCTCTTCCCGCCCACGGTGTTCAATGAGAATTTTGAATGGAATTGGGACACGATTAAATATGCCCCCCATCAGAAATGGATTGGTTCATTCCCGATAAACGTTCCCCCCTCGGCAGCGGTACATTTCAAGGAACCGTCCAGCGTGACGTCTGACGCATGGAGGAGACACGCCCTGTTTGATTCGGAGATTCAACAGACGAGTGTCACTAACGCCGTGCAGGGTGTGGCGAAGGAAAAAACAGCAACCACAAACATGCTGAACGCTCAGATGTCGGCGGGAAAACTCGATTTCATTCTCAGGATGGTCGAGAAAACCGCCCTGATTCCATCGGCACAGATGGATATAGCCTTTGCCAAGAAATTCGCTCACCCTCTGACCTTTGCAGCGATATTGGGAAAGCAGTTCCGGTTATCTGATTGGGAGGAAATTTACCGATACTCACCAGCCGCTTCCTCGGTAAAGTTGGAACTTCAAAAAGAAAGCGAAGTCCAGCAGGACACGCAACTTCTACAGATTATCGGATCCATTAAAAACCCGAATGCTGTCAAGATTATGAATGTGATTCTGAAAAACATCTTCAGGAACCGGAATTGGACGGAGCTTGAAGGGATGCTTGATGAGAACTTTTACGAGCCATCTTCCGATACCGGAGAAATTCAGATGATGAACCGTATGCAAGGAGCATCAAACGAACAGGGGATACCCATGTCGTCGATGGAACAAAGGGTAAGAGAGAGGGCAAATGGATAAAAAGTCTAAGCTGTGGGGGTTGTTGTTTAATGCAGAGTTGGATCGTGGTCCCGATGCGAACGATGACGGAAATGTCGTCCGTATCAAGATTCTGTCGGAGCGGAAAGCAAAGGAAGTACGTAAACTTAAGGGAGGCGTTTTATTTGGAGAATTGGAGAAGCAGATAAGAGAAGGGGTATTAACCGCGCTTCAGACCCCCACCGCCATCAACTGCGGGTGTCCGACATGCAACATGATCCGGTCGATAAACACTCTGGTTGAATTGTGGATAGCTCTGGAACGCATAGCAGAAAAAGGAGAGGAATGATGGATACCGAAACGGCCCATACCGAAGAAACCACAGAAGAACACGTTGAGACAACCGAACACCACGAGGAAGAAAAGAAGACCTTTGCCGATATGACCCCAACAGTTCGATGAAAAAGTGTTGCCGATTATTGATGAAATGAAAGCAGGAAGGCAGGTAACGGACGCTTCACCCCCCACGGAAGATTTACAGAGCCTTTTGTTTTCGTCTGATCCGGCTGACCATGACAAGTATTACGAAATCATGTCACGTCGCGCTGCTTCACGGACCCAAACCGTGATGAGTTCCAAACAGAAGGAACTTGATTCGGCTATTCTCGTATATTCGGAAGATCCGATTTATCGGGACATTCATGGCGACATGAAGCGCATAGCCACCGAAAAGATGAAAGAGGGTTGGCCCCCCAAAGCGGCTGCCGAACATGCACGAACGGCAGCCGAAGCCCTGTATTTGAAGGGGCAGACATCGGAAGCGGAAGGCGATCTTTCGATGCTGTCGGGCGGAGGAAGGCCCCCCGGAAAAAAGAAGGTGTCCTTACCCCAGAAACTCAAGGCCGCGTGTCAGCGCGACATTGACGACGGGATAGTGAAGGACGAAGCGGACTTTGTGAAGAATATGAGTCCGAAGATGAGAGAGCTTTACGGATTGTAGGAGTCTCCTTTTGCTAAAGACAAGACATCCCCAGAACCCCGATACCGATTTTGTCCGGTGTCGCCGCTGCCACTTTCCCCTGAATTTAAGCAGGGAAAAAAGACGGGACGGAGACGGGATCAAATTGGTGTCAACAACCGCGTTTGGGACTGCGGTTACAGACCCTGTACCTAAGTCTGGAGCCTGTCCTTTTTGCGGAACATTCAACTTTTAGGAGGACACTATGTATATAGTCAGGGATTTATCGGGTGCCTTGGCTCCCGTTCCCATTGAGGTCTATTATAATGGAGACCTCGCAGCCGATTCGACGAATCGGCGGTATGCGGGCAGTCTTGTCAAGGCAATGGACTTCAACGATATCGACCACGGCATGTTTTACACCTTTGCCGGTCTTACTACGGCAATGGAGAACGTCTGCGGGATATTGGCAGAGGAACAGGCGGCTACGGGCAATTACCTTCCCGATGACGCAACGTATGGAATGGAGTTGAAAAAGATATTTCCGCTCCTTCCAACGAGCATCGTGAGGGCTGAGTATGTTCAGGCTGACGCTGCGGGAACCGCCAATTACGATACCGGCGCGACCTGCACGGCGGCTTCGGAAGAGTTTACCATCTCTATAACCACGGCGGACACGCTTATCGGGGGCTGGATTTACATGCTGAACGGCTCCGAGGGCGGGTATCTTCATTATCTGGACGATTCGGAAACCACCTATGCGGAACTGGCTACGGCGGCAAACAACGCAGTAGCAAGCGGGGACGATTTTCTGGTTATCGAACCGGCCTGTTGCCGGAGGGTTGATTTTAACGCGACCTATACCGACATCAAGTCAGAAGTGGACGATAATGTAAAAGCCGATGCCATTGTAGGGATTATGCACTACATCCAAGCTCCCGGCGTTCCGTTCCAGAGGCTCGACAGGAACAAACACGACAATCTGTATGTTCCGAAGGCGAGATTCTTCCACGACTTTACCATTCCGTCCGCTACCAGCGCGACCGGGACGGTAACGTACACGAATGCCTGGATCAACGGCATCAACATAACCACATAAGGAGGTAAACCAAAATGGCTGTTAATAGAAGTATGATGGTGTACGAAAATTTTGGAGACCTTCTTGATGTGAGGTTGTCCAAGATTTTTTGGGAAAAAGTCAAGGAACGTATCGAGAAGAACATGGCCTCGATGCTGTTCCGTAATCAGCCTGTGGGTGCGGTTCCCGACTACCGCGTGAGCGGTATGGGTGGACTGTCCGACCTACAGGATTTCGACGGTCTGTACGTTCCCCGAAAAGGCTTTGGGGTTCAAGATCGAGCGTAAACTGTATGACGACAATCAGTTCGGGAAGATAGACGGCAAGGCCGTTGGCATGGCTACTTCGGTTGCCAGAACCGACGAAAAAGAGGCCGTGACCATCTTCAACGAGTCGTTTACCTCAACCAACCCTTCGGGACAGACGGGAGGCGATGGAGTTGCCCTGTGCAGTTCTTCGCACCCCTATTCGCCCGATGATTCAACCACGCTTGACAATGCCGGTTCAACAGCTTTTTCCCCTGCCGCGGTTGAGGCAACAAGGCTTATCGGCATGTCCGACATCCTGACCGACCGTGGAGAACTGGCCGATGTCAATTACGACATGCTGCTTATTCCCCCTGCGTTGGAAGAGGATGCGTGGGAAATCATCAACTCGAAAGGGAAGGTTGACACGGCTAACAACAACGCCAATTTCCATTACGGGCGTTACAAACTGGCCGTATGGAACCGGCTGTCAAGTTCAAACAACTGGTGGATGATCGACGCCGACCTTCTGAACGACTACTTCTTCAAGTGCGTTCGGATTGCGCCTGAGTTCGAGCAAGACCGTGATTTCGACACGAAGGTAGCGAAGTGGTCTGTCTATAAGAGGACTTCCTATAACTACTGTGAGTGGAGGCCTGTTTACGGCCACAACGTATAAGGGGGTGTGACTATGAAAAAACGACACACCATAATTGCAATGCTCATATTCCTTGTGGGTGTTGGCATTGCGTGGGCGGGGAACTTCCCTGGCGGGCAGATAGCGCGTCTCAGCTCACTGTGGGTTCAGGCCGGGGATGCCGTTTATTCCACGACGACCGATGTCGTAGTGGGAGATAACGACGCTTACATAGCCGGGACATTGGAGGTTGACGGAGCAACGCGCTTGGATGGAGCTGTCACCATGACTAGCACCCTCTCCGTGACCGGTGGGATAACAGAT